AAAGAATATGCATGATGTCTTTAACGCAACTATTGCGTCTTCTAATAATTCGGTTAGAGCGACAGAAAGAGGATTATTTCGTTCTGCTATAGATAATTGTTCAATTGTAAATACAACTGATGATTATACTGGTTTTAAGTGGTATGAAGCTAAATTAACTCTTGCTGATGATTATTCAGCAGACTTAACTAATGATATTTTAGAAAACTACACTATCGATGGTAGTGGTAATTTTTCTATCACCATTACTGGTGTTACCGTAGAAACTGGTTCGTCAATGGATTATGATAACTACACATCAGTAGAATAAAATTTAGGGGGGTCTAACCCCCCTTTTTTATAATGAATGATTTGATAAAAAACACCGAATGGTATTATCACAATGATAATAGTTATTTGCTAATTCACAAAAATGCTACTAAAACTGTCTTAAGAGCATTAAGTCAAAATTTTGGTAATCTCTATTCAGACAATATCCCCAATAGAAATATTAAATGGACTGTAATAAGAGACCCTATGGATAGAATGGTTTCGGGACTTGCGTTTGATATTAAAATGAATCCTAGTATCCACGAAATAGATATAATCAATAATATTGAAAAGAGTTTATTTGGTATACCTTCACCTTTCTTTAGGGGTGAAATACATAAAGAAAATCATACATATACCCAATCTTCATATTTAATCAATAATCCAATTGATATGTATGTTCATATAAATGATTTGAATCAATTTTTAAAATGTAATTTTAATTTTAATGCTGATGAGTATATAGATGAAGATGGTAGTAGAGAGTATAAAGGTAAAGCAAAAGAGTTGATTCATAGGTTCGGTCAACAAAAAGTAAATGACTTACTTGCTTTCGATAATTACATATATCAAAAAATTATGTCTTCTGGAAACCTATGGAAGTGGCAGCACGGTAAAGTTTTCTTATAAATAGTATAATAACGATTTTTAATGGACTTATACTATGGCAACCCCAACTACAAGAGACGAGTTTAAAAAGTATTGCCTAAGAGAATTAGGACACCCAGTAGTAGAAATAAATGTCGACGATGACCAAGTATCAGATAGAATAGATGATGCTTTGGATTACTATCGTGATTTTCACTACGATGGTTCTTATGAAGACTACTATAAAGTATCTCTAACATCTTCTGATATTTCAAATGGATACATTACACTTCCTGAAGATATTCATAGTGTTGTAGATGTATTTCCAGTTGGTCAAGGTTTACAATCAAGTAATCTATTTAATTTAAAATATCATATTACATTGAATGAGATTTATGACTGGGCACACGGTCAGTTCTCATCATATACAATGACTAAAGAAAGAATCGCATTACTCAATGAAATATTCGTTGGTAAACAACTTTACAGATTCAATCGTCATATGGACACCTTACACATCGATATGGATTGGGATATGATGACTGCTGGTGAGTATGTCATTATTAAATGTCTGAGGACAGTTAGTCCGTCTACTTACGCTGATGTATGGTCTGACAGATGGTTGAGAAAATATGCGACTCAATTAATTAAAAGACAATGGGGAACGAACCTTAAGAAGTTCAGTGGTATGCAACTTCCAGGCGGTATGACCTTTAATGGTGAACAAATCTATCAGGAGGCAGAAGAAGAAATTAGAAGGTTAGAAGAAGAGATGATAAACACATACTCTCTACCAAGTTATGATATGATAGGATAATTATGGCAACTAATCTTTATTTCAATAATTACGGTCACCAACAACAGCAATGGTTAATTGAAGACCTTATCATAGAATCAATTAAAATCTATGGTATGGAAGTTTATTATATTCCAAGAACCCTTGTTTCTGAAGATACTATTTGGGGTGAAGATACTATCTCAACTTTCGATGAAGCAATACCTTTAGAAATGTATATTAAGAATGTAGATGGGTTTGAAGGTGAAGGTGATTTCTTATCTAAGTTTGGTTTAGAGATTAGAGATGAAATGACTCTAACGGTTGCTAAAAGAAGATATGAAGAAGAGATAACATCTCATACTCATGCTGGACAAGATACAGTATCACACGACCAAGCAAACAGACCAATTGAAGGTGATTTAATCTACTTCCCACTTAACGGTAAACTATACGAAATTAAGTTTGTAGAACACGAAGCAATCTTTTATCAAATGGGTTCTTTACAAACATACGACTTGCGTTGTGAATTATTTGAATACAGTCATCAGGAACTTAATACTGGTATTACTGATATTGACGCTATTGAAACTGCTTACTCTGGTGATATGTCAGCATATCAAGTTCTTATGGAAGACGGTAATAGACTATTACTTGAAGACGGTAATACAATTGTTCAGGAAAGTTATCGTATCGAAGATACTGACAATTCAGCAAACAACGAATTGTTCCAAACATCTTCTGTATCATTTATTGATTTTTCAGAAGGTAACCCATTCTCAGAAGGGAGTAGTTGGTAATGTTTGGTAATTCATTTTATCACGGTGTTATCCGTAAGTATATTATTATGTTCGGTAATATGTTTAACGACATTGACATATCGAGATTTAATAATTCAGGAACAGCAGTTCAAACGATTCGTGTTCCTATTGCATACGGTCCGAGAGAAAAGTTTCTTGCTAGATTAAATCAAGACCCTAATTTAAATAGAGAAGTTTCTATTCAGTTGCCTCGTTTATCTTTTGAGATAACAAGTATGAATTATGCTCCTGATAGAAGTTTAAACAAATTACAAAGAAACACTGCTTTAGGTGATAGTGGTGATTCTTTAAGAAGTCAATACACACCAGTTCCTTATGATATTAATATATCTCTATATGGTATGTTTGACAATAATGAAGATGCTGTTCAAGTAGTAGAACAAATACTACCGTTCTTTAGACCAGAGTGGACTAACTCAGTTAAACTCATTCCAGAGATGAGTGAGTATATTGATGTCCCTACAGTTCTAACTGATATGAGTATTGAAGATACTTATGATTCAGACTTTCAATCTCGTAGAGCAATTATCTATACTTGGAACTTTACAGTTAAAGGTTTGATATACGGTCCAGTTTCTAAGAAGGGTGTTATTAAGAGAACGATTATTGATATCACTTCTCAAGATTCGAATACAGCAATTGGAACAGAAGCAGGTCCACATAGAAGAACAATACTAACTCCAGGAATGTATGCTAATGGCACACCGACTGCGAATAGTAGTGCTTCTATATCTACTTCTAGTATCAATGCGAATAATAATTGGACTTACGCATTTGATGACTTTGATTATTTTGATGGGGAAAATAGACACAATCATAGTTGACTATAACTCCTCTTTATGGTATAATGAAATATGGCGACACAATTTGAAAAAAATCTAAATGAAATATTCGATATTGATGGTGAGATAGTATCAGAAGAAACTAAAGACCTACCTGCGGTTCAGAAAGAAACCAAAGAAGAGGATATCGAAAACGATTACGACTTTGCTCGTAAGAATCTCTATGATGTAATTGGTAAGGGAACAGATGCCCTTGACCATCTCATCGAATTAGCAAAGGTATCAGAACACCCAAGAGCATTTGAGGTCGTAGCAACACTTTCTAAAACATTGATGGATGCTAACAAAGACCTATTGAATATTCAGAAGAAAGTTAAAGACTTACAGAAAGAAGAAGAAGAAAAGGGTGGTGATGTTAAGAATGTAACTAATGCTTTGTTTGTCGGTTCGACAGCAGATATGTTAAAAATGTTAAAAGATGAAGAGGGTGAAAAATGAAAGTAGGATTTACTTGTTCGAGTTTTGATTTATTACATGCTGGGCATGTTGCAATGTTACAAGAATGTAAAGACAATTGTGATTACTTGGTTGTTGGGTTAAACACCAATCCATTTAAAAATAACAGATATGCTGTTCAATCTGTAGTAGAAAGATTTCTACAATTAGAAGCAGTAAAATATGTTGACCGTATTATACCTTATTCTACTGAAGATGAGTTAATGGATTTATTACAAGTAGTGGATCCTGATGTTCGTTTTATTGGTGAAGATTATAAAGGTAAACGATTCACTGGTGATGAATTAGATATTGAAATTTTTTACAATACTCGCAAACATAATTACAGTTCAAGTGGTCTAAAACAATTAGTCGTAGATAATCATAACAACCCACCACTCAAAGGAAACATCGTTAAAGATAATGAAGTGTATCAAATAGTAGATAACACAGAATTAGAACAGTTAACAGTATCAACAACAACTTTACACCCAGAACAAGAAACTTCTGGTCATGCTCATCCTGGCATTGAAGAAGTATATACTTTTCTGAGTGGTAGAGGTATTATGAGAATAGATGATGAAGAATACCCAGTAGAAAAAGGTAAGACATTTACCATTCCTGATGGTGCTTTTCATAAAGTATACAATGATAGTCCAGATGAAGATTTACTTTTTATTTGCGTTTTTAATAAGCGTCGCAACCATTAGTGGTTGTAGAGGCGGTGGTTTCTTAGATGTATTGACTGTAGTAGATACATTTAACGAAGCAACAAAACCAAACAAACCATTACCCCCTGCTAAAGTAGTGGCTGAAGATGCTATGGACGAAGAGAAGTTTTATAACTCAGAACATAACTGGAACAATACTAAAACAGTCAAAGTAGAAAAGTCAGAAGTAAAACCAGAACCTCAAAAGAGAGAGAAGAAAGAAGTTAAAGACGAACCTAAAAGAGAAATGTCTATACCTTTACCCCTTATTTTAATAGCATTATTGTCTGGGGGTATGTATTTTATAAATAGTGTTAGATATTATTTACAAAATAGGAAAGAACAATGATTCCAATTGAATTGATAACAATGGCAGGCGGTGCTGCTATGGGTGGTCTATTTAAATTTATGGATGCCGCTCAAAAGAATAAAGCAGAACAACAAAAACTTCTTATTCAGAAGAACGAATCAGACCAAAGACTAAAGGCTGCTGATAGAGAATCAGCAAGTGCTTCAGCAGATGCTGCGGCTAAACGAGTTGGTAATGACCCATTCGCAAAGATGACTCGTCGTATCTTTGTTCTATCTATGTTAGGTATGGGTGCTTGGGCAATGACTGGTGGTCTACTAGGTTTAGATATTGTTGTTCCAGTTGAAACTGAAAAGGGTTTTAACTTCTTAGGTCTTATCGATACTAAAACAACAGTCACAGAGTTTTTTAGATTCGAAAATGCAATCGTTCATTTTGAATGGTTGAAAATCTCAATACTTGCTGCAGGGTCTTTCTATCTAGGTAAGTCCTAATGTATGAATACAAGTGTGAATTGATTAAGGTAGTCGATGGGGATACTATCGACGCCTATATCGATTTAGGTTTCAAAGTAATACTCAAAGAACGAATTCGTTTAATGGGTATCGATACTCCAGAATCAAGAACAAGAAACAAGATGGAAAAATCTTGGGGTCTTGCGTCGAAAGAATTTCTTAAGAGTAAGTTAAAAGAGTGTAAAGGTAAATTTACATTAACGACTCAACTTCAAAAGAAGGGTAAGTTCGGTAGGGTTCTTGGAACAATTATGATTGATGGTAATGATGTGAATCAAATGTTGATTGATAACAAACTAGCAATACCTTACACTGGTGGTAATAAAGAAGAAGGTAGACTAGAATATAATGTCAAACATCTTTGGGAAGAAACATATTACCAAGAGTAGGTAATGATGAATAAATTTTGTGTTGTTGGTGCTGGAAGTATAGGGACTCTAGCATTACTTGAAACTATATTAAGAATTAAGTATGAAGAGAAATTAAATTCAGCAACAGTCACTTTAATTCACGACCCTAATCAACCCAAAATATCTGTTGGTGAATCATCAACTTTGTGTATTCCAGACAATATTATTAATATATTTGGACAAGATAAAGGAAATGAAATACTACAAGAATGTAAAATAACATTAAGAAATAAATCTAAAATATTTTGGCATTCTAACAACTTTGATATAGACTATCAGCAAATGGGTGGTGTTGGAATCCATTTCGATAGTTCTGTCTTTAGTGATGTTGTCATTTCAAAATGTTTAGAATTTGATTTTGTAAATGTCATAGAAAAAAGAATTGATATTGACGAAATTAAACAAGAGTATGATTTTATTTTTGATTGCTCCGGAAGACCAAGTAAAGAAGAATTAGACAAAGATTATATACAACCTAAGTTTAGTTCAGTCAATTCCGTTTTATTATATCCACACTTCAAAGAATATAACGAAGACTTTACATCTCAGATTTCTCATAAAAATGGTTGGATGTTTGGTGTTCCTTTACAGCATCGTAAAGCATATGGTTATCTATACAACAACACAATAACTACAGAAGAAGAAGCAAGAGACGAGTTTAAAAAGTTAATACCTTTTCAAGAAGAAGTGAGAAAACTATCTTGGGGTTATTATTATAGAAAAAGACTTATTGATGATAATATAATGTATTTGGGTAATAGACTATATTTCTTTGAACCTGCACAAGCAATACCTATTCATTTTTATCATTCTAGAATATCAAGTTTTTTTACTAGATATTTGATTGAAGGTGAAATTAATCATGAATGTATAGAAAATTTAAATACCGAATATAATTATTATGTTAGGACTGTTTTAGATTTGATTGCTTTGAATTATGTAGGCAGTATTCAAGACTCACCTTTTTGGAATACAACAAAAGAAAAAGCAAAACAGCATTTATTTTCATCTCAATCATTTCAAACTTGGTTAAGAGATGTTAAAGACTATAATATAATATTACCTTATTCTTCTCATAGTGGTGAGATAATGAGAAAATATATAGAAGGGTATAGAATTAATTTAGACGAATTATGAGTGAAGATAAAGGTTACTTAGGTAACCCCTTACTGAAAAGAAAGGGAACAAAATTTAATTGGACAAAGAAACGAATACAAGAGTTTCTTAAATGTTCTAAAGACCCAATATACTTCGCAGAGAATTATATTAAGATTGTGCATGTAGATAAAGGTTTGATACCTATCACAATGTATGATTATCAAAAAAAGATTACCAAACTTATCACAGACAATCGAAGAGTAGCAGTTGTTACTTCTCGTCAGGCAGGTAAGACAACTACTGCTGTTGCTGTCATTCTACATTACATATTATTCAACGAACATAAACTTGTTGGTCTGTTAGCAAACAAAGGTGATAGTGCTAGAGAAATCTTAGATAGAATTAAGATTGCTTA